CTGAAGCAAGTCTTCTCCCTTCCCACCAAGGCCCAACTGGTCGAGATCGCCCGTCGAGTCACCGTGACCTTCGGGTCCGCGTTCTCCGCCTCCCTGGCCGCCAACGAGGCCGGGATCACCAACCTCAGCACCGCCAAGATCGTCGGCGTCGCCGCCGGTGCCGCTGGGCTCAACGCGGTCTACCGCATGTTCATCACGCCCGCCGTCGCCACCGCCAAGCTGGAGGCCAGCGCCACGGTGGACGCCCTCTCCTCCGAGGTGCAGGCCGCGCTCTCCGGGGCCGCGCCGGTGGACCTCCGCACGGTGCTCGCAGTGCTCCCGAGCGATCTCGTGCTGAAGGTGCTCCAGGTCGTGCCCACGAGCGCGTATCCGGGTGCGCCCACGTCCCCGGCGAGCCCGCCCGCGCTCCCCGACGCGAAGTTCGTCGGAGGCGCGGATCAGGTGGTTCCCCCGCCCGCCTGACTTGCAGACCGACCGCGCCATCGGCTACACTGGCTGTCGCGCGGTAGAGCAGTCCAGTAGCTCACCTGGTTCATACCCAGGAGGTCGTGGGAGCGAAGCCCACCTGCGCCACCATCGCCGGAAGGCAGCACATCCGGGCTCGTGTGGGCCACACGCCTCGTCACGTCGAGGTGCTCTCCGCGCGAGTCTGGTCCATCGACGGACCCCCTGGGGAATAACCCAGGGGGTCCGGGCCTTGAAGGGACACATGCAACTCTGGCCGAAGCAAGAAGAAGCTCTCGCCCGCCTCGTACCCGCCCGCCGGGTCATCTACGGCGACGCCGCCGGGAGCGGCAAGACCGCCGTGAGCATCCGCACCGCGCAGGCGTGGGACTCTGAGCGCACACTCGTGCTCGCCAGCGGTGAGGAGATTCTCGACCAGTGGATCACCGAGGCCAGAGTGTGGGACTCCGAGCTGTTCCCCATCAAAGGCTACGGGACCAAGCCGCAGCGCGCCGAAGCGCGCGATCGAGCGCAGACGATCCAGCCCTCGATGCTCGTGCTCAACTACGAGGCGCTGATCCGAGACGTGGACGACCTCATTAAGGTCGGCTTCGATACGGTGATCTTTGATGAGGCGCACAACCTAAAGAACCGGCAGAGCGCGACGTTCAAGGCGGCGGCCAAGCTCGCACGACGCGCTACGAACGTACTCCCCGTCACCGGTACGCCCATCCTCAACAGCGCGGAGGAGGCGTGGTCGATGCTCCACCTCATCGACCCCAAACGCTACTCGTCGTTCCACCGGTGGACCGGCGAGCACTTCGAGGTCGAGATCACCGACTTCCACGGGACGATCCCTCAGCCGATCCGGCTCATCATCGGACTCAAGCCTGGGCACGCCGACCTCGTGCGCGCCGAGCTGGCCCCGCTGCTCGTGCAGCGCCCGTTCGAGGAGCTGTTCCCCGACGCCATCCCGCCCGAGATCACGACCGTCGAGGTCGAGCTGGGCGAGGAGGAGCGCCGAGCGTACGCCGAGATCGACCGGCGTGACTGGACGCAGATCGGCGACCTGCTCGTGCAGACGAGCAACGCCGTCTCGAAGACGACCCGGCTGCGCCAGATCGCCAGCTCGTGGGCCACACTTGGTGGCGACACCGGCGGTGCCAAGATCGAGGCCGCCATGCAGATCGACCAGAAGCTCGTGGGCGACGAGCAGGTGCTTGTGCTCTCGGCCTACCAGGAGACAGCCCGCCAGGCCGCGCTCGCGCTCGGCGGCGTGGCCTACACCGGGGACTTGAAGAAGCCGGTGCGCCGCACGGTGCTCGACGCCTTCAAGCGCGGCGAGCTGCGCGTGCTCTCCGCCACCATCGGGATGCTGGGCGAAGGCGTGGACGGCCTCCAGGTCGCGCGCAACCTCATCCAGCTCGACCGGGACTGGACACCTGCCCGCAACGAGCAAGTGCTCGCCCGGCTCCGACGTGGTGGTCAGGAGCGGCAGGTGAGAGCGTGGTACATCCACGGGAATAAGACGGTGGACGACGACGTTACAGCCGCACTCTCGCGCAAGACCGGCATCATCGCTTCGATCGTCTGAGGAGACGCACATGGGACAGGCCAAGACCAGCTACACCGAGCTGAGCGTACTCGCCGACTGCGAGGAGAAGTGGAAGCGTCGATACACCGGACCCAAGGTCAAGAACCCTCCGTCGCTCGCGCTCGCCACCGGGTTGCTCACGCACGGCGGCGTCAATACTGTGTGGACCCACGGCGACTTCCGGACCGGGCTTCAGGAGGCCATCGCCACGATGACCACCGAGTGGCCCGACCTGCCGGTGCTCGCCGAGGCGGTCGAGCTGGCTGACTGGCTGCTGCGCCGCTACGTCGAGGTGTACGCCGACTTTGCCCGCAACATCGAGGTGATCGAGGTCGAGAAGCGGCTCCAGGCCAAGGTGCCGGGCTCGCCCTTCTCGATCTACGGATACGTGGATCGCATGGTCGAGATCAACGGCAAGCTCTGGCTGGTCGAGACGAAGACCATGAAGGACTGGTCGCGCCTCGATCTCGTGGACGTGGACCCGCAGCAGACACTCTACTTCTGGCTCGCACAGCAGAACGGCTTGGAGCCCCACGGCATCCTGTTCGATGCGATCCGCACGTTTCGCTGGGCGCTGGAGAAGCCGACGCAGAAGGTCCTCATCGAGGCCGAGTTGGCGTCTTCCTTCAGCGAGGACCGGCTGGAGCGGTGGCGCACGCCCGAGTTCGAGGAACTGTTCCCCGACCTCACCCCAGCCAAGCGCAAGCTGGAGTGGGCGCGAGCGGCCGTCGAGGCGCACCCCGGCGTCGAGACGCACGCTGCGCACGAGTCGTTCAATCAGGTGTGGCTCGACCGCACGCCAGCGCAGATCGAAATGGCGCTGAAGTGGGCGCGTGGACTCATGCGTCGGCGCTCGGCGCTGAAGCACGGCGCGACGGCAGCGCGCAACATCGGCCCGTTCTGCAAGAGCTGCTTCCACAAGGACGACTGCTTCGAGGACTTCGCGTTCCCGCAGCAGTTCGAGATCACGATGGAGCTGGACTGATGTTCAACCGCAAGCGCCTGCGAAAGCTCATCGACACGAACGCCCGGTACGCCGACGAGCTGAGCGAGCTACGCGATACCCGCGAAGCTTATGACCAGTTCCAACGCTGGGCGGTAGTCCACGCCCCAGCGACCATCGAGCGGTACACGAAGGCCACCGGCTTCGAGCTTCCGCTCTGGAAGCTCACGCAGATGGAGATGATGAATGCCGTCATCAAGGACGCCTATGCGCCCCTGCTGCGCGCTGCGTTCGCGGACTCCATGCCGCTGTTCGAGCAACTGATGCAGACGCCCCAGGATTCTCCGCTCATCGTCGTGCACGAGCTGTGAACGCCGACGCCTGGCGTGACCTCGCCGCCTGCCTTGGCACTGACCCCGACGCCTTCTTCGATCCAGCAGTTCCCGCGATGGAGGACGTACGGGATCGGCTCTGCCGCAACTGCCCGGTGCGCAAGGCGTGCCTTGCCGACACGATGGAGCGCGAGCAGAGCTTCGTTGCGGCCGACCGTCACGGGCTGCTCGGGTACCTGAGCCCCGGCCAGCGAGAGAGCGCCGAGAAGCGTGGCGTCCTGCGATGCCCGAAGTGCAACAGGACGCGCGACCCGGTGCTGCTCGCTCAGGGCATCTTGAAGTGCCCGGTCAACTGCGGCCAGAAGACGCGCATGATCCCGCCGCTCCCGCACGACGGCGACCAGTGGACCCGTCGTCATACGACGCTCTCGCAGCGCATCGTGGCGTGGGTCATCGACAACACGGAGCGCGGCGACGTGCTCCCGACACCGACGCACATGGCCGAGCTGCTCGGCGGCGTGCGCAGGAGCGACGTGCTCCGGGTCTACACCGCGATGGTGGACGACCGGACCATCTCGCGCAAGGGGAAGGAGCAGGTCTACACGCGCCGGAGTCCTACCGGGACGCTGCGTACGTGGTATCCTGCATTTCTCACAACCGAACCGCTCGACTGACGAAAGGAATCCTTGTCCATGAGCACGCAATCCGAAGTTCCGGTGCTGTCCGCACCTCCCCAGGAGGTCACGGACGAACGCACACCACTCCGACTCGTCGTCTTCGGCGAGCCCGGCGTCGGGAAGACCAGCCTCGCGCTGTCGTTCCCCCGGCCCATCATCATCAACACCGACGAGGGGCTCGAAGGAGACGCCCTCGAACAGCTCCGTGGCCGCAAGGGCTACGAGCACTCGCCGACCGGCCACAAGGACCTGGAGGCGCTGTACCTCTGGATCAAGGAGAAGGCCGAGCACTTCGACACCATCGTCATCGACTCGCTGGACGAGATCGTGCGGCTGCTGCTGGACGAGATCGTGGCAGAGGGCAAGGGGATGCGTGCGGCGAAGACGATGGGTCAGTCCATCACCGATCTCGTGCCCGAGCAGGCGGAGTACCAGGCGTCGCAGCGCCAGCTCCACACCTTCCTGTCGAAGCTCCGTGGCCTCGGCAAGATGATCGTCCTCACCTCAGCCATCCGTGAGCCCAAGCCCGTGAGCGCCGGTGGAGCTGTCGGTGCGAAGCGCACGGTGGACGTGAGCCCTGGGCTCCAGAAGATCGTGAACCGCTGGGCGTCCGTCATGGGCGAGCTGGTGACGATCGGAGTGAACGCCGACGGCGAGCTGGACGACGCCGCCGATCCCAAGCGAGTGCTGTCGGTCGATCCCGCCAGCAGGCGCAGCACCAACAAGACGCGCTACAAGGCGCTCCTGCCCTTCGTCGTCATCCCCGAAGGGGGTGGCTACGACCAGATCGTGTCCCGTATCGAAGCGGGGCGCGCGGCGGCCAGCCAACCGGCTGACGCCGATGACAACTGAAAGGACTGTCCATCATGGCATCGCTCGATGAGGTACTCAACAACGCAACGTCCGACGAGGTGGAGATCGACTTCAGCTCCGCCGTCACCTTCGAGAACCTGCCCGACGGCACGTACACCTTCGAGGTGGAGGAGTGCGAGCCCAGCGTGTCCGGCGAGAAGTCCAAGAACCCCGGAGCGCCGCTGCTCCACTGGAAGTTCGTGGTCGTCGCCCCCGAGGAGTTCGTCGGGCGTGTCATGCACCGGCACTCGCCGACCAACGGCAAGGGCTCGGGCCTGACGAAGGACGTGCTGAAGGCGCTGAACGTGCCGGGTCTGGACGACCCGAAGATCAAGTTCAAGCGTTCGACCGCCATCGGTCAGCAGCTCGTCGCCGACGTGCAGCCGCAGAAGGGTGACGACCAGTACGTCGAGATGGTCAACCTCCGCCCCTTGGCGGCGGCCAAGGCCAGCTCGCCGCTCTAGGCGTACCCGCACATCGCTGGGAGCCCCCGGAATGTCCGGGGGCTCTCCGCTGTTCCACCCGTCGTCCAAGGGGTGCGCTTCCGCACCCGGTCCGGAGGAGGACCCTCACCGTGACGAACCCCATCTACATCCCGCTGATGCCGCGCACGAAGCGCCCCATCAAGGCGGCCACCCGCTGGTCCGATCTCTCCGTGGACGAGGCAGTCATCGGCCGCTGGTGGGATGCCGCGCCCGAGGACGCCAACACCGCGCTCCGGCTCGACGGCTTGCTCGTGATCGACTGCGACTCCGAGGAGGCGGCCTGGTGGTGGATGAGCCAACCGGGGTGGGAGACGGACACCATCGTCGCCACTCCGCACGGGCTCCACTTCTACTACGTCCTCCCCGAGGGGGTCGAGGCCCCGCCCGCCGGTGCGATGAAGCACCCGGACGGACGGCCGCGAGGCGTGGACGTGAAGACGGGGGCAGGGCACTATGTCCTGGTTCCTCCCAGTAAGAACGAAGAAGGCGTGGCCTACCGGTGGATGTGAGCTGGGCGAAGGACCGGAAGGACCCGTACGCAGCCCCCGTGGTCGCCTCCGAGGCGCTGACGGCTCTTGCTCAGGCACGGAGCCAGGAGCCCTCACGGCGGCAGAGGGGCGCACAGAGCCCCGAATCCGGGTTCGCCAAGCTGCCGTCCGGGGACCGCAACAACACGGTGGCCTCCCTGGCGGGCTGGGCGCGAGCCCGAGGGCTCGACGTGGATGCCGTGAACCGGCTCCTCAACGGCTTCAACGGGGCCTTCTTCGAGGAGCCCCTGGGCGCTGATGAGCTGCTGGGCGTGGTGAGCCAGGCCGGGCAGTGGGAGGCCGGTGGGCAGACCATCGAGATCATCATGGACGACGAGCCCGCCGAGGGCGAGGATCGTCCCGCCATCCTGAAGGCCAGCCGGATGACAAAGCCGCCGCCGATGCCGTGGCTCTGGAAGCCCTGGCTCCCCGAGGGCCGCCTCGTGCTGCTCGTGGGCGACGAGGGGATCGGCAAGGGCATGTTCTCCGCCCACTGCGCTGTGAAGGCCGTGAGCGGCGAGTTCGGCGACCCGGCTGACGTGATGTGGTTCTCGATCGAGGACGACCCCGAGGAGGACATCTACAAGCGACTGCTCTCCGCCGGGTACGACTCCGACCGGCACCAGGAGGTGCACTTCTTCAACCCCGACCTGCCCGTCGGGTTCCCGCTGAACATCCCCGAGGTCGAGAAGTACATCGTGGCGAACGGCATCAAGCTGGTCATCATCGACCCAGGACGGTCGTACCTGTCCGGCGAGGAGGGTGTCGAAAAGTCGTTCAACAACGACGTATTCGTGGGCACCGCGCTGCGTGCGATCAACCGAATGGCGGCCCGCACCGGCGCGACCGTGCTGTTCATCCACCACACGAACAAGAACGCTGACGCCTCGCGCCGCCACAAGAGCGGCGGCTCCGCTGCGTTCAGCCAGGCTGCACGTCACCGGGTGGACGTGGCGAAGGCCGGGACGGACGAGTGGGCCGAGTGGGCGATGGCGGTCACGAAGACGAACTACGGCGTCGAGGGCTTCCTCACCGAGTACCGCCTCGTGGCCGATGAGGAGAACGACACGGCCAAGTTCGAGATGGGCGAGCCCGTGCACCGTCACCGCACTCTGGACATCTGGCAGAAAGAGCGCGAGAAGGAACTAGGTGAGCCAGAAGTGGACATTGCCGACAGCGACAAGCTCGCCTTCGCTCTCGACGGCGCGACGCTCCGGGGCTCGATCGTCCCGAACCGTGACGAGCTGATCCGGCTCTCCCGACTCCCCCGAAGCCGCATCCAGGCCGCCGTGGACGAGCTGATCGAGGAGGGCCGGATCGTGCAGGACGGCGACACGACCCGCCGAAAGTGGCTCGGATGAGCGCCCTGAATGTCCCGATTTACCCTGGGAGAGCGGCTCCCAGGGTCCCCGCGTTTCCGCAGGTCAGGACCCTGGGAGCCGGGGAACGCCCTAAGTACAACCAGAACGCTCCCAGGGTCCCCACCCACAGAGAGGAATCACCATGCTCGTGACAGACCGAACCACCCTCGCCACCATCATCGAAGACGTGCTCCGCCTCACCCCCGAGGAGAGCATCGCCATCGACACCGAGACGAGCGGGCTGCACACGTACCAGGACGACTACGCCATCGGGATGAGCCTCACCTACCCAGGCGAGATCGTGCCCGAGGGCGAGGAGCCCATCCTGCTCGATTGGTACATCCCGATCAACTCGCCCGACTCGATCAACTTCGACGTGCGGGAGCTGGTCGAGGCGCTCGCCGCCACGAAGGCGGAGCACGTCTTCCACCACGCCGAGTTCGACTGGGCCGTGCTCGCCAAGGCGTCGGGCGGTGTGGAGCTACACGAGCACCGCTACTGGGACACGCAGACGATCGACTGGCTGCTGGACGAGAACAACGACCATCGACTGAAGGAGGGGCTCGGCGTCCGGTACTTCGGCATCGAGGCCAAGGACAAGAAGGACGAGCTGAAGGCCATCATCAACGGCCGCCGGTGGCAGGATGTCTACAAGGAGCTGCGCAACGGTGACGACCCGCAGTACACCGGGCGGGGCACGACCGAGGCGGCCAAGGCGGAGGCACAGCGCATCGCCGAGGAGAGCAAGCGGTCGTGGGGCTCACTGACAGCCGCAGAGACGCACGAGTACGCCGAGAAGGACACGAACCTCACCTACCGTGCCCGGTTCGAGCAGGCCAAGCAGATCGAGAACTGGCACCACTACCAGATCGCCACGGACGTGCGCCCCGACATCGAGCGCGAGTTCGCCTTCCAGCGGGTGCTCTACAAGATGATGAAGGTCGGCATCAAGGTGAACCCGCTCGCCGCCGAGAATAGCCGCGCACGGGCGCTGGACCGCATCGCTGAGATCGAGCCGCTGTTCGACGGCGTGAACCTGGCGAGCACGAAGCAACTGCGCGAGCTGATCTACGACACCTGGGGGGTGCCGATTACGAAGCGCACGAAGGGCGGCGAGGGCTCAACCGACAAAGACACGCTGCAAGAGCTGGAGGGCTCGCACCCGAACGTGGATGCCATCCTCGAATACCGCAGCCTTACCAAGGCCGTCGGCACGTACTACAACGCGCTCATCACGAAGCGCGACGCCGGTGACCGCATCCACACGAGCTTTGCCATGAACCGCACGGTGACCGGGCGGCTCTCGTCGTCCGACCCGAACCTCCAGAACATCCCGAAGCAGAGCACCAACGCCGAGGTGCGTGCGGTGTTCGTGGCCGAGCCCGGCCTGGAGCTGTGGGAGTACGACCTGAGCGCCGCCGAGATGCGGGTGATGGCCGGGTGGTCGGGTGACGAGGCGTTGACCGCCGCCGTGCTCGACCCGTCGATCGACGTGCACCTTCAGACCGCCATCGGGATATGGGGCGAAGCCGTCGTCACCGAGTCGAAGGACTCGATCGAGAAGTACCGCACGCTGGCGAAGAACGTCGGCTACGGCTACCCCTACGGCATCGGCGAACGCAAGATCGCCGGGTACATCGTGAAGGGCACCGGGCGACCGGTGAACGACTCCGATGTAGCGCAGGGCAAGCTCATCAAGAGCGGCTACGAGCGCACCTACCCCGGCTTGGCTCGGCTGATGAAGGGCACGCAGCGCGAGGTCGAGCGCCTCGGGTACATCCCGCTGCACGTTCCCGGCAGGTTCCGGCGGTATAAGGGTCCCGGCTACCGGGTTTGGGAGACTTATACGGCGCTCAACAGCATCGTGCAGGGAGCCATCGGCGAGTTCGTGAAGGACGTGATGCTGCGCTTCGACCCGCACCCTTTGCACGGCGGCACCGGGGTGTGTAGGATGGCGCTCCAGATTCACGACTCCCTCGTAATCGAGGTAGTTCCTGGGAATGGAGAGCGCGTGCTCGGTGTTCTCCAAGAGATCGCAGACGACATCAACCCGTTCCCGCTCCGCATGGAGTGGGACGCCAAGCAATGGGGAGCCAAGTGACGACTCAGACGCTCAACATCGACATCCTGAACTTCCCTGCCTACATCGCGCAGGAGCACAGCCACGGCCGACAGGTCTTCACGGCCTGGGCGACCCATAACGACCCTAACGAGACGGAGGCCGTGGCCGCGTACAAGTACAAGAAGGCGCACACCGACGGGCGCAGATACAGCCAGTACAACGTCGTGGTCGTGTACCGCAACAAGTTCGGCACCGAGTGGTCGCGCACCTTCGAGGACGGGAAGATCATCGTGGTCGTTCCGCTGGGCCGACGAACCGACCAGGCAATCGCAGACCTGATCACTGCGATAACTCGTGCACCGATGAGTGCTGTGAGCCTCAGCTACAAGGACTCCATCCGAGAGAGCCTGAGCGAGCTTCAGATACACCTCGACCGTGAGCGTGCAGCGCGATGAAGAACGCCTCGCACGAGTCCTGTCTCGCCGGGTGGGAGCTGTTCAAGGCGGCGGCCGAGCTGATGCCCGGCTGCACGTTCGGGCACGTCCGCAGCGGACGAGTGCCGTGGCCCGACCACGACGTGATTGGTCGTCGTCTCATCAACCGCGGGCTCGACCCGGTGAGCGCGAGCACCTTCGCCGGCTTCAAGCGCCTGTTCCGTGAGGGCAGGGATTACAAGACGCGCAACGAGGTGCACTACCCCAACATCACGCCCGATCCTGATTGGGTTCCGGTGGCGTTCGGGGCGTACGAATGATCCGCTGGCTGCTGCGAGAGCTGCGGCGCATCCGTGAGGGCTATGGTCCGGCGCGCCCCGAGGACTTCACCGGCGAGGACCGATACCCTCCCTGCTTCGTGTTCTACGACGAACTGGCTGACGTACCCGAGGAGGTGTGGGACGCGCTGGAGCCCGACGACCTGCACCTCACGTTCCCGGCGTGGGAGAAGCCAACGCCGGTCGTGGAGGACGACCCGTGGGCCGAGTGGCACGACCACGGAGGCGAGGGGTGATCCGCTGGCTGCGTAAGCTGGCGTGGTGGCGCAAGCTGGCGTGGTGGCGCAAGACTGCGCCCGACGATCGGTGGTGGGAAGACGGCTGGCCGGTGTCGGTGCTGCCGTTCTCCGGCGTGTTCCAGGTGGTGATGCGACGCCAGGTGTGCGCCGCTGAGTGGGAGATGACGCTCGACCTGCACCGCCAGGTGTGGGGTGACCCATACAGCTCGCCGTGGCCTCGCAAGGAGCTGACCGGGCTGCGTGGCATCCTGTGAGCTGGTCGTCCGAGCTGAAGCGGCGCTACAACATGAGCGTCGAGGAGTACAAGGAGCTGCTTGACAAGCAAGGTGGGCGCTGCGCGTTCTGTCGCAAGAAGCCGCGCGCCCGTGACCCTCGCCTCGCGGTCGATCACGACCACCGAAGCGGCCTGGTGCGCGGCCTGCTCTGCAAGCGTTGCAACCACGACTTGCTCGGCTTCTTCGGCGAAGACCCGGACTACTACCAGCGCATCGCCGACTACCTGCGTCGGCCACCTGCGCGCGCGCTGTTCAGTGCTAAGTTTGTCCCTGACTCGATCGGGAATGTTCTCGGCGAGCAAGCGGTTCTACCAGCATCACCCAACGAAAGGAGAGCTACATGAGGGCAAGCGTCCACAAGATCACGAACGACTGCTTCCGGGTGTCGTTCACTCCGACCGGCTTCGGCTCTCCCGTCGCAGAGGTGCTCGTCACCTCCGGCGGGAAGGCGCGCAACATCAAGCGGACGTACGACAAGTACGGCGAAGTTTCCCAGTCGGTGGTCGGCCAGATCATCCCCGTTACCTGATGTCGGTGCTGTCGGTCCTTGCTTATGGTGCGGACGCCGCAGTTCTCGCCACGTACTGGCACCTAGCGAGGACCGGGAGCGCACGACTGTTCCACTGGGCGAACGCCATCGGGTGTTTGCCGCTCATCGGCGTCGAGCTGGTCGCCCACCTCTACCAGCCACTCATTCTGTCCGTAGCCTTCGGCATCATCGGTGCCCTGGGAGTCTGGAAGGACCACCATGCCTCGCAAGATCACACCCAAGCCTGAGCCCCAGCTCGGGGCGTACGAGCTGGAGCACATCGCCGTCGCGCTTCGACACCTCAACGACTCTGACCCCAGCCCGGCTGTCGAAGGTCCAGTCTCGCTCCTCGTGGAGACGATCGAGCCGAACGTCCGAGTGTGGGCAGACCGCAGCGAGGAAGAAGGATGGACGTTCATCGACTGGGAGCTGGCCTGATGGGCCTCGACGCCAACGGTCTTCACGAAGACCGGCCCAACGCCATCACGACGTGGACTGGGCTCAAGGTCGAGCCGCTCAACATCCATCGTGACGACATCCAGATCAAAGACATCGCCCACGCCCTCGCCCGGCTCTGCCGGTACAACGGGCACGTCGAGCACTACTACTCCGTGGCTCGGCACTCCGTGCTCGTGAGCGAGGCGCTGGACGGCACCGGCTACGAGCTGGCCGGGCTGATGCACGACGCCGCCGAGGCGTACTTGGGCGACCTCGTGCGTCCGCTGAAGACGGCCGACACCTTCGCCGCCTTCCGTGAGGCTGACCAGACCCTCGACGCCGCCATCGCTGCCCGGTTCGTGCTCCCCTGGCCGCAGCCCGCTGCTGTGCTCGAAGCCGACCGCAAGCTCCTGCTGGAGGGCGAGCTGCCCTACCCCGGCGGCCTGCGCTGGACGCACGACAGCACTCCGCAGCAGGATGAGCGCGACTTCCTCCGCCGGTACTACGAGCTGACCGGGATCGACAACGGGAGCCAGTCGCCGACGAAGACCCTGCTCATCGGCCTGTCGGGCTACGCCCGGTCGGGCAAGGACACCGCCGCCCGTGTGCTGATGGAGCACTTCCGCTTCGAGCGGGTGGCGTTCGCCGACAATCTGAGGGATGTGCTGTACGCCCTCAACCCGGTAGCTGTGTGGGAGGCCGTCTACGACGAGTTCGGCGTGGTGGACGGCGAGGCTCGCCGGGTGCAGGACATCGTGGACTCCATCGGCTGGGATCAGGCGAAGATTGTCTACCCCGAGATCAGGGAGCTGCTGCAACGTCTTGGCACGGAGGCCGGGCGCAAGGTGCTCGGCGAGAACGTGTGGGTGGACGCCGCGATGCGCGACCTCAATCCCGCCAAGCGTTACGTCTTCACTGACGTGCGGCACCCCAACGAGTACGACGCCATCAAGGCGGCTGGCGGCGAAGTGTGGCGCATCACACGACCCGGCGTTGCGCCGGTGAACCAGCACCCGTCGGAGACGGCACTCGACACGCACCACTTCGACCGGGTAGTCGTCAACTCCACCTCGATTCAGGCGTTCGACCGTGCGGTGCACACCGCTGCGGCGGGCCTGTTCCTGAAGCGGTAGGCTGGACCCTCACATGGCACCCAAGCTGATCGTCCCCAACACGCACATCATCATCCCCGACACGCAGGTCGCCCCCGGTGTGGACACCACGCACCTGGAGTGGGTTGGGCAGTACATCCACGACAAGTACGCCGGGCGCGACGGGATCAAGGTGATCCACCTCGGCGACCACTACGACCTTCCGAGCCTTTCCTGGTACGACCGAGGGAAGCGCAGCATGGAGGGCCGTCGTCTGGAGGCCGACATCGAAGCCGGGAACGACGGCATGGACAAGCTCACGTTCCCGTTCTACGAGGACCACTTCGAGCAATACCTGCTCCGTGGCAACCACGAGGACCGGCTCACCCGAGCGATGGACGACCACCCGCAGCTCGAAGGCGTGCTCGACTTCGCACAGTTCAACGACACGCTGTGGGGCTGGGACGTTCAGGACTTCAAGGAGGTGCTCAACCTCGACGGCGTGGCGTACAGCCACTTCTTCTACCAGCCGATGAGCGGACGCCCGTACGGCGGCAACAACGTCGAGACGCTGCTCGGGAAGATCGGCCAGAGCTTCACGCAGGGGCACCGACAGGGCCTCTGGTACGGCCTGCGCAACGTGCTCGGCGGTATCCACCAGGGCCTCGTCGCCGGGAGCTGCTACACACACCACGAGGAGTACAAGGGGCCGCAGGCGAACAGCCACTGGCGTGGCATCATCGTGAAGTACAACGTCGTCGGCGGGCAGTACGACCCCAAGTTCGTGAGCCTCGACAGCCTCTGCCAGCGGTACGAGGGCATGACCCTTGCCGCCTGGAAGAAGCGCAAGAGGCTGGCGTGAGCGCCGCCGACGGGATGCGCACGGACCAGCTCCGGCGCGAGGTCGAGCGGACGGCGAGCAAGAAGCGCGCCGCCTTCTCGGTGGCGATCGACTTCGATGGCACGCTGATGGAGCCCACCGGCCGACGCTTCAGCAACTTCGACCTGGGCCGTCCAATGGCGGGCGCTCAGCAGTTCGTCTCTCGGCTCGTGCAGTCGGGCGCGACGTGCTTCGTGCACTCCGTCCGAGCAAACGACACCGAGGGTAAGGTTGCGATCACCGCCTGGCTCCGGCGTTACAGCTTCCCCAACATGGAGATCGTTGGGAAGCCGCACGCCGAGGTCTACGTGGATGACCGAGGTCTGCACTTCGACAACTGGTCGCACGTCTACTCTGAGATAGTTCGACAGAGGGGCCGTGATTCGTGAGCAACAATACGGCTGAGTATGCGCGGGCATGGAGAGCCAACCTCTCCCCTGACCATCGCGCTCGTGTCCTAGCTGGACAACGCCGTGCGGCGCTGAAACGCGTCTACGGTATAACGCCGGAACAGTTCGATGCCATGCTCGAAGCGCAGGGCGGGATGTGCGCAATCTGCGGCACCAACAAGCCGGGTGGTAATGGTCGGCGATTTCACGTCGATCACGACCACGCAACCGGAGTGGTAAGAGGACTTCTCTGCCACAACTGTAATCGTGGCCTGGGATGGTTCGGTGACGACCCAACTACAGTGTCCGTAGCGGCCGAGTATCTTCGGCTGAAGGGAAGGGAAAGCTGATGGAAGTCACGCATCTCACGATCCTCACGACTACCGACGATGATGGCAATGAAGCTGCTGTCTTCACGGCGTCAATCCTCGATGACACCGGCTACACCTCCCGGTCGTCGGAGTTGTCGAACGAGCAACTCAACGCGCTCTCGGCAATCTTGTTCGCTAAGGTGCCGAAATGAGTGACGAGTTCGACAGCATCATGGCGCAGGCGTTCGACCCGGACTCCTTCGACTCCGAGGACAGCATCGTGGACCACGGCATCCTGCCCACCACGGTGGACAACCACATGGCCGTGCACCTGCTCGAAGCTGAGATGCAGTTGGCGATCTTCCTCTACGCCCAGGAGTACGCGATCGACTCCGTGGAGCCCGAGGCTGCTCCCGGCCTGGAGCGCGCGCTGAGGGTCGGGCTGATGGCCTACAACAACGAGTACCGGCACGCACACGGCGCTCAGGAGTTCACCCCCGAGGCCGTCGGCGACGCAGTGGACACCGAGTTCCTGGCCTGGGTCCGACTCTCCGCCGGGCAGCTCGCTCTCGCACTGGAGCGGTTCCTCGCTGCGCACGGACTCGACCGGGTGACCGTCATGGTCCACCTGTCCGGGCACGGTTGGTACCCGTTCACCATCGGCGCTGGCTTCGGCCGTCGGGTGGATGGCTGATGGCTGCTCCCGAAGGTCCGGTGACTGAGTTCGCCCGGTGGCTCGAACGAGAGAACCTACGGCTGCACGGTCACGACAGGCACACCATCCAGCGTGTGCAGGCCATGCTCGCTGAGTATGTCCCGTTCACCGCTCAGTTGTCGTGGGTCGGTCGGCCGAGACTGGTGGCTGCTCAGTACGAGGAGCGCATCTCCGAGCTGGAGGAGCAGCTTCGAGGTACGCAATCGGCGCTGGAGGCCGTCAGCAAGGGCGCGCAGTACACCCCGCCACGAGACTGGTCGTGAATGGCGGCCAAGGGTGCCGACACCCCGGCTGCACGCTCCCAGCGGGCCACACGGAGCCGCACCTGGGCTTCCTGGGCCAGGAGTGCGCCTGCCCCACCGGCACCGAGTAGTCCTCCTCCACGCAGAGAGCCCCGGCCAGTTCGGCCGGGGCTCTGCTATTGGGTGGCTCGGTGGCTACCGCACGGGGACCTCCCTTCTCTCGTGAGTTCCCATCCTAGCCGACCAGTTGCCTCCTCTGCTAGTTCGTGGGGCAGGGCTCCACGTCGTTGACGGTGCGGACCACGCACGTCGCTGTGCCGATCTGCACTCGAGCCGGTCGGTCGTTGCTCGGGTCGGGCGTGTTGCCCACGAGCACGAGGGCGACGAACATCAGGATCGCCACGATGGCTGCGATCAGGATACGCTTCGCCATCTGACGCCGTTTGATGGTACGCAGTACTTCGTACGTGACATCCTCCCAAATACCACTTAGGTTATCCACGATGACCAGAGCTTTGACGTACAACTACTTCACCTCCTCCGGTGCTGGCTTCAGCCACGTCAGGCGCTTGCGCGGGTCCTTGGCCTTGGGGCACTGGTGACCCACCTCGTCGCTGGCGTGCACGGTCAGGTAGACCTTCGGGCACCCGTTCGGGCACACGAGCTTCAGCTCTGCCGCCATCAGACGAACACCGACGTGGCACCGAAGGCGGAGTCGTGCGGGTTGAACACCTTGACGCCATCCACCTCGATCTTCTCGTCAGCCTCGTGGCAGGCGAGGTAGTGGACGAGGCCACGGATGACCTTGACCGCCTCCTCGACCGTCTCGTAGTACGAGTCCACGATGAGCACCCGGCACACGCTGAACTGCGCGCCCTCCTTGAATGTGTCGTCGGTGGTGCAGATGGCCTGGAGCACGCACTTGTCGGTGTGCTCGTAGTCGGCGATCTGCAAGGCGGCGAACGTGGTACCGGGGTATGTGACCCGCTCGCACACGTCGCCGAGGTAGATTGCCTTGGGCATCCTGTCTCCTTGTCTCCGGGCTTCGATCGAGCGCCGGAGGAAGCACCCTAGCACACAGCCAAGGTGCAACCTTCGTGGCTCAGGTCCAGCTCACTCCGTCCACGTTGCCCGTGACGGTACTCACTTCGTTACTCCAAGGGTCGATCTCTGGCCGTACTTCCGGCGTTACGACTCCAGTCTCCAGCTTCCATCCACCCTCCTTGTGTCCGTATCCGTAGCGGTCGGCTCGCGCTTCCGTCGCTCCGACATCGAGCCAGGTTCCTTCCTGCTGGTACAGCCACGCACCGACGTACCGAGTGCCGTGGGAGGGCTGGCGGTAGCCCCACTCATCGAACGGTCCACGGAACGCTTCGACCACGGCGTTATGCACTCGTCGGAACGTCTTGCCGGAGTCCATCAGGTCATCTACGAACACCCATCGCTCGCCGATCACACCTTCGATCGACCACGATGAGTGCGACCCGTCCTCGGGCTTGCGCACGACTGCCCACGTCACTCCGAACGCCTGGGCGAGTGTGGGGATCACGAGAGCCCCGGACAGCCCCGAGCCGACGATAGTGTCGAACTGGTGGTCACCCAGTCGCCCGTCGATGGCCTTTCGGACGATGCCCGCAGGGTCAAGTGCGCCCGCTGCGTACACGTTGCCAAACTCCATGACTTCTGCTCCTCTGTGTGCCGGTCTAAGCGCCGGAGGAAGGGCACCGGCTACGCCAGTGCCCAACCTTCGTGGCTTAGGCGGGGTCAGCGGTGGCGAGGTCCTGGTCCAGGTTGGACTTGATGACCCTCGTTGCACTGGCAACCACGGTGGCGATGAGGGTGCGGGCGTCCCGCTCCTCGTCGCTCACGTCGTCCACGAGGAACGACAGATCGAGCACGGTGCCCAACGCCTCCACGATGTCGATGGAGTTGACGAGCGACTGCGCTTCCGCTGCGCTCACCGGGGCCTGCGAGAACTGCCGACCCTCGAAGGGCTCGGCCTGTCCTCCGACCGTGGTGCGTGCGTCGATCCCGGCCCGGAACGCTTCCTGCTGCTTCCGTCGTGCTCCATTGTCGTATGCGTGCATGGTGTCTCCTGTCTCCGTGCTCACGGTGAGCGCCGGGCGAAGTGCACGAGCCTAACAGGTCCGTGCACAACGCTCGTGGCTCAGTCTCCCGTGTATCCGCCGGTCGGCCCGTTCGGGTCGCCGGTGCGGTCGTAGTGCCAGGCGATTGCCTGGTCGGTGTCGGTGAAGATGATGCCATCGAAGAACTGCTCAGGCTTGTCCCACTGAAGGCTGGCGTTTCCGTGGATACGGCGCACGACGTACCACTGGTAGTCCCGCTGGTAGACAGCGACGAGCTTCTGCGCTGCGTTGAGGCGCTGCTTTGTGGTCACGCTGCGGTAGCCACACGAATCGAGCACCACTCGCCCGTTCTTGCGCCACTGGACGATCAGATGCCCGTGAAGCAGCAGACCGAACCCCGGCGAGTCATCCGGGTGCACGATGAGACGGCACACCTTGGTATTGTTGGCAACGGTGGCGAGGTTGACTTGACCCTTGCCCTTGTCCTTGCCGTTGAGGAACCGTGCGGCATCGCCGTACGACTGGGGAAGATCACGTACAGTCACTTGGACTCCTTGGGCTTCTGAACCGTGACCTTGACGCCACGGTTGCGCAGACGACGGGCCAGGCGGTCGATCTCCGCCTGTGTCGCCCTCGTCTGCGCCTTGTCTCCGACGGTCGGCATGACTACTGCTCCTCCTCGTAACCGGTCGCTCTAAGCTCCGGGCAGAGCGCACGCCGGAGCGTGCGCAATGCTCGTGGCTCAGATGCCGCCGCTGTGGTCGATCTCCTCGTAACCACAAGCGGCGCAGCGGGTGTCCACGTAGTAAACCTGCTCTTCTCCTCGTGACGGGCCGTACGTGATGCGTGATACTAGCGCACGAGCGCCACACGCCGGGCACCATTCGATGACGCCGATAAATAGCCGACCGGCGTTGTTCCTTTGTAGTGAGATAGTGGGGCGTAGCGTAAGCGTTACGCTGCCATCCTCACTCAGCTCGGCGCTACCGCTGCCGACCACGGTAAATGGTGACGGATTCTCGCACACGTCGTAATCCTCCTCTGATGGATGTCCCGCAAGACTGCGGGCGAAGTGCACCGGTCGCCCGATGCACAACGCTCACACTCCTGTTAGGAGTACAGCTCCGACTCCGCAGCGGTAACAGCGATAGCATCCTGCTGATACCTGATGCACAGCGTGTGCAGAGCGGTACGGAAGGGTAACCATGCGAAACGGTCGTCGGCGAAGAACGCAAGACACCCGGCCTCCTCCTCCTTACCCTCCCACGTTCCGCACCCGGTACCGTCGAAGTGCACACTGCCGCCGCACTCCTCCGCCACGCTGCGCAGCTCGTGACGAAACTCTCCCCATTCCCACTGGGTCAGCTCGTCGCCGACCTTGACCGAGTACCGGCCGCCGATGGTGCGCCCGAAACCTAGCGTTACGTTGTCCACGTTCACTCCTCCTCGTCACTGCCACCCTAGTGGGTGGCACGCCGGTAGTGCAACTACTGAGCCTCCTCGCACCGGTATGCTCTGGCGATGTCGTCGCCGGTCGGGATGTTGAGCACTAGGGCCTCCTCTGCGGACTCCTCCGCCCGTCGAGCCTCCCAGTAGTCCACGCTGCTGATGATCCGTTCTACGTTGTCCATTGCTCTCCTTGTCATAGTGTGAAGGTCAGTTGATCTTGCGCCCGATCCCGTGCCGCCCATCCGGGTGCAGTCTCGTTGCGCCACTGGAGCCACGTAGCGGCTTGTACGACGTGCGGAGCGAGTCCGAGCGCCGATGCTGCGCACCGGTACGCATCGGCCACGTAGTCGTAGACTCCGACTCGCTCCAGTACCTTCCTTTCCCGATTAGTGAGCGTGCGCCCGAGCGCCACGGCTACAGCGTGCCGGTCTACGCAAACGGTAAACCAATCGGCGAAAGGCTCGGCGATTAGTGCAAAGAAAGCCCGCACTTTCCGGCCGCCTAGAACGCTATCGGGAGTCTCCCCATCGACTAGTATTGCGTTCGCTCGTCGGCAGAATAGCCGAGTATGACCACTGGCATTATCGTCCGCATACGCACGCTTAGCGAGACGGACGTTTAGGTCCCATGATGTTTGCGGGGAGAGTGCCGCAATCACTCCGGCGGCACGAGCTGGGGCCTCGGGGTCAAGCTCGCACGCTACGTGGTGCGCATCGGCATACCATGCCGCGCCCGAGTCCCGAACGTGGTCACTCGCACGCTCCCACGTAGCGAGAATGTGACCCACGAGCGTGGGCAAGTCTGCGCCAAGCGTGACGCTAGGGTGCTGCGCAGTCATGCCGACACCTCGAGGAGTAGTTCGGCGATTCGACGGTCAAGGTCGAATGAGGCGAACGCTTGACGGAGTGCACCGCTCTCGCAGTCGGCACGATGCGGGGCGTCCGCACCTCGCCCACACTCACGGCAGATGCTCCGCTGCTCTGTCTGGTCAGTCATGGTCAGTCCTTGTGGTCGAATCGGTCTAGGAAGCGCACCGGCGAACCGGTGCGCAACCTAGGCCGGTCAGGCTCGGGAAATGGAGCGGATCGACGCCAGTGGGTACGTGGCGTGGATTGTGCCGTCCCGAGTGCCGCACTCGATACGGTCGGACCAGATGGTGTGGATGTACGCACGAGGGGCCGTTGCTCCGCCATGTAGCGTGATGCGGTAGGGCCGAAATCCCCCGTAGACCAGACGATCCACGTCGTCTGCGCTGATCTGATCGTCTCCGCTCACTGTCACGCTCAGCGTCTCTCCGCCTGGCGCGGGCGGCACCGGCTCCGCCCAGTAATTCTCCGCCGCTTGCTCCGCCTGGTCGTAGGTCGGACTCTGATGCTTCGCAATCTCAGCCATCGGGCCTCCTTGTGGTCGGGACGCAGCTTGCGCCATGCGCTCAGTATCATCCACGAGCGACCAGAAGTGTAGTAGGGCAAACTAGGACAGAGTGATATTTCCCAGTGAGCCGACCCACACTAGCGCCACCCTACGGCTCGAAGCGGTCACGATGCGGCCGACGGTAGACCGTACCACTACTAGCGCCACGGCTCGGCGCAGCGCATACGATCGACCGCCGATGAGCGCCGCTCCCATCTGTCTCGCCCACCTACTGCCACGAGCGTGCTCAAGGATCACCACGAGCAGACAGAGCGCCAGAGCGTGGGAACCTCCGCCCGTGAGTGCGCCACGCTGCGCATGATTCACTGTCCGCTCCTTTCATTGCGCAGTGAATCGTGCCGCAGAGTGAACGTTGTCGCCGTGAGTGTGCGCCATCGAATGAGCGGGCGTCAGTGTGCCCACCACTACGTACGTATGTTCGATCGACGTTGCGAGCGCAATGATCTGTTCGAGAGCGTGCGCGGCTGAGCGCGGCCGACTCGACTCGTCACGACCCCGGCGGGGGCGCAGCATGGTTCCATCTGAACTACCCGATGGCAGCGAGCACCAAATCTAGCTAGGGGTACAAATCGGACATCACGTCAGTACGACAGAACATCGCTGGGAGCCTATGTTCGTCGTACACTGGGAGTCCGACAAGAAGGAGATCACCATGTTCGTCGTCACCATCGACATCTGGCCGCACGGCAACGCAGCGGCCCCGCAGACTCAGCTCACCATCGTCGCCGCCAACGACGGATCGGAGCACGGCCGATACGGCTCATACGACGCCATCGTCTTGCGCGGTCCCATCGTCACCGAGAGCGATCGGTGGGCTGCGCGACAGGACCTCATCGACGCCATCGACGCCGGGAAGACGGCCCGTGTCGAACACTTCCCCCGAGGCAACGACCAGGCGCATCTCGGGTCACTCACCTCCGCGCTGATCGAGGCCCTTGGGCTCGGCGAGTACCTGGCGCTCGCCTGATGGCTCGAACTGCGCCCCATTGGTTCGGCTACCTGCGTGCGCTCGTGCGCGACGATATCGGGGTATGGAACCTCTTTCTGGCGGTCCTCTACATCGCCCTGTGCATTGCCGTCGGATGGCGCATTGGCATGAACCTCTGATGGACCCGACCTGTCCGATCTGCGCCGACCCGAACCGCTACACCATCGAGCAGAAGTACCTCGAATCGGGGACGGGCCGCGACACCCCGTATACCCGCCAGGAGATCGAGCGCCATATGAGCCACGCGGCCGACCCGCGCGCGCTCCGATTGGTCACTGATCTCGCCAACGCCAGCGCCGTTGCGGGCCGCCTGCGCGCGCTGGAGACGATGGCCGTCCAGATCATGGACGCCGCGCTCATGCGCCAGATCGTCACCCTCGCCGACGGCACGCAAGTGCAGCGCGAGCCCGACCTGAAGATCGCGCTCTCTGCGCTCCGTGAGGCGCGCTCGACCATCGTGGAGATGGGCAAGATCACCGAGACGCTCCAGAGCCAGCACGAGTCAGACGAGGAGCGACCGGACCTGGACGACGCCATTGCGGCCTATCTCTCGGGCAAACAGATCGGCGATCTCGGCGACCTGGAGGCCGATGAGCCCGACGACTCCGCCAGCCCAACCACTCCCGTTTCGCCACTTGCGATCGAGGCCCCGGTCAAGTAGCATGGTCCCTGCGTGCCGACGGGTACGCGCCGACGACGGCCGGGGGTCGCGCGGGGTGGGTACCTACCTCACGTCAAACCCGGCCTGAAGCGGTCACTCGAACAAGGAGCGCCACATGATCCCCGAGAGCAGCCCGCGCGTCATCCTCACCTGGAAGCCCGACATCGCAGTGTCCGACGAGGAAGCCCCCGGACGGCCGATCCGCGAAGTCCACGGTGGCGGCCTCTCCGTGACGCAGATCGCGTACTCCCACACATTCACCCCGGAATCGTTACGGCAAGCTCAGATCGACCCTGCGTTCGGACGGCACCTCATCAAACGCGTCGCCGCGACGGTCGCCACCGATATGCGCGACCATCTCGAAGCGCAGATCACCTTGGCCTTCCGTGAGGCGCTCGGACTCCGCGACGTGGTGCTGTCGTGAGGCAACTCGTCGGCCCGCTCAATCCCGCGCTGCGCACCAAGGCAGCGATGGTCGTGGACTACGACGCCCAGCTCGCCGACCTCATCGCCGAGATGTTCGAGGTGCTCGACAGCGTGGATGGCGCAGTCGCGCTCGCGGCTCCGCAGATCGGCGCGATGCAGCGCGTCGTCGTCTACTCGCTCCCCTTCGGGAAGATCGACAATCGCGGCCACATGGTGAACCCGACGATCACCCGAGCGAGCGCCAAGAAGCGCCTGGTCACCGAGGGGTGCCTGTCCTTCCCCGATGAGTTCTGGCGCGTGCGCCGGGCCGTCTCCTGCACCACCGCGTACGTCGATCGCTTCGGGTACGCCAAGGTCAAGGAGTGGCACGGGCTCGGCGCGCAGATGGTCCAGCACGAACTCGGCCACCTCGACGGCGTGCTCCTCCCTGACGTGGCGGTCGCGCGCGTTCGGTAGACTGGTCGCATGACCTTCTCCACGACCGTGCATCACTCCGAGGACACCGCCGTCAGCAAGACCGCCCCCACGGTTGCTGCGGCCACCTCGGCGGCCGTCGTCGCCACTACGGTTGCCACCGCGGTCACCAAGACCAACACCACCCCGTACGGTTTCAGCACCGGCGACGCCGACAAGGTGGTGACCGCACTTGGGGCTATCCCCACCGACCTCGCGGCCATCATCGCCGACAACACGCTCCTGCGTGCCGACGTGGCCGCGCTCCGCGCGACCGTGACCTCCCTGATCCAGAAGCTCCAGGGCCAGAAGGTGCTCTCCTGATTCGACGGCGAGCTACACTGGTCCCATGACCACGACCGTCAATCACACCAACTCCTCGCCCAACCTGCGCGGCCCGCAGCTTTGGGTGCCGTTCAACGCCGCTGCGGCGCTCATCACCGACACCAACGAGGCGGCTGCGGCCACCGAGTACCCCGGTGTAGACACCGACCCGTTGTCGTGGCGCACGATCGTGGACCTGCGCGCGTTCAACTACGCGAAGCTCTCGGTCTACATCGGCTCCGTCGCCCCCGACGAGGACTTCTACCTCGGGGTGCAGTACAGCGTGGACGCCGGTTCGACCTGGGCCTTCCTGAACGGGCTGACCCTGCTCAACGCCGCCCCCGCCATCGGCTCGCAGCTCGCGGCCGACGCCGGCACCGCGCTCACCGTCTCGACCCCGGTGGCGTCTTCGTGGGCCGCGCTCACCTCGACCGCCAAGTCGGAGAACGCGTGGCTCCGGCTGCTCGGTACCCGCGGCGACGGCGTGATCGACCCGGTGTTCGGCAACATCGGCGTCCAGTTCTCGGCCTGACGTGGCTGGCGGCCTGGTCAACGTGACCGGCTCGTCGCCGACCACGCCGACTCCCCCCACCACAACTGCCGCTCCATCGCAGCATCCCGCGCCGACACCGGCCGGGATGGCGATGTGGGCGCAGATGCAGAAGGCCCTCGCCAAGAAGGCGGCGAAGACCGGGCGTGCGGGGAAGCGTGGCGCGATGGGTCCGGTGAGCGCACCGAACGACCCGTCGGGCACCGGCGGTCCGAACGACCCGGCGTGGCAGCACCTCGCCGACCTCTACAAGAACGGCCTGCCCGGCTGATCGCTACGACACCCTGAATCGAGAGAGCCCCCTGCCGAAGCGGGGGGCTCTCGTCGTGTGGGGCGCTTCAGGGGGGTGGCCCGGTCACCCAGGTGCACGGCGGGATCGCCACCGGAGCACCAGCTTACCAGCGCGTTCCCGCTCTCCGGGCGTCGCGCTGGGGGAGCTGCTCGTTTCGGTTCTCCACGAGGCCGACAACGAAACGACCTTCGCCGCAGGACTCGCACCAGAAGACCGATTCGAGGGCAGGGGCGTCGATGAACGCGGGCTCGGTCGGCTTCGCCGACCTCGCACTGGGAGCACGCCCCATCCTTGCCGCAAGCACCGAATCCATCTGAGGCTCAGGTTCCGAATCCAGAGCAGGAGTAGAGCCGCAGCTATGTCCGCACGAGAGACGTGCGACCCACGCCGCGTCACTTCGGGCCATCGGTCAGCTCGCTCGGGAGGAAGTACCTGCCGTCCTCTGTGAGCGCGCCGGGCTCAGCCAGGGCCTCGTTCTGCTCGGCCTCGAACCGCTCAGCCATGAGGAGAGCCTCGGCGGCGATGCGCTCGTCGTTGGCACGTTCGAGTCGGATGCGGGAGCGCACCTCACGCCGGGCGGCGTTCATCTGCGTGCGCTCCAACTTCCGCCACTGACGGCGACTTGCGCCCATCAGTCGTGCACCATGATGACGAAGCGGATAGTGCGGCCATCGCTTTGCGACTCGCGCAGCACGTAGCTCTTTCGCCATCCCTCGTCCACGAGGCGCTGAATCAACGCGGTGCGATCCACCGGAAGCTTCAGCCGCTCGAAGCTCATATCCACTGCGGGCATCAGATCACGCGGGTCTGGTAGCCGTACGGGCCGGGGTACGCCTCGATGAGGTGCCCGTCCTGCGTGGCTGCGTGTACGAGCACGAGCCCGAAGCCCTCGACCGGCAGGAGATCGCCAGCGGGGTCCAGGTGGATCGCGTTCGCACCGCTCCACGGCGGTTCGGAGAGGATGACGGGCTTCAGGGGCGCGCCATCCTTCCAGTACCGCACGACGAGCTTGTCGCCGGAGCGGTAGAACTCGCAGACGGTGCCGTGAACGTCGGTGAACTTCAGCATGGTGGTGCCTTCCGTGTGTTGTGTGGTGGGTGTTGGTGTCTGAGCTTGCGGGCCGGTGTGTGCGCCCCACTGACCGAAACTCTCGATCAGCACGATGTTCTCGTCAGTATCGTACCCCGGCACGTCGAGCGCGCGGCTGTTCGCCATCTGGATCATGGCGACCGGTGGGGTCTTGCCCTCCCACCCGGCGAGGCCGTTGCGCGCGTCGCTCCACGTCTCGACGCCCCACCAGAAGTCGGGGTTGGCGAAGCGGAGCGCCGCCTCGTTGCCGTAGCCGACCTTCAGGCCCCGGCGGCCAATGGAGCGGATGCCTGCGGCGGCCTGCTGGAGCGCAGCCATCTCGTTGTCCCCGGTGAAGGGGGTGTCTGCGAATACGTACGCGATGGCGCAGTCCTGCGGCGCTCCCACGCTGTCGAGCCGATCGTTCGCCGAGACGGCGAAGCGCACGCCGACGTTGAAGCCGCCGTACAGCTCGGTCGGGCCGCCCTCCTTGATGAACAGGACCTCCAGACCGAGCGCGCGAACCTGCGAGATGTACGCGGCGTCGGGCAGGGCAGCGTCGGTGTAGATCGCCACCCCGTCGTACCCGGCGCTCTGGATGACCTGGGGCGGCGGCTGACTGAAGGAGTAGTCCACGAATCGCTTGATGATGTTCACTCCCCCAGTGTACGTAGGGTGCCACCTGGGTAACGTGCCCGAGCGGGCACACTGGGGAGGTGCCGACCCCCCGAGAAGAAGCCGAGGCCATCGTCCGAGAGAACCCCGACCTGGCGGGTCCGCAGC